CCTTGCCCGATATTCGGCTTCCGCTTGGCTTGTGTCGATAGGGCCGAAAGCCTTCCCGGCGCGTGCGTCTGCAACCTGTTGCAGGATTGTAGCAGGGGCAGGAGCGCGCGCGCCTAGGTCAGCGTAGAATTTCAACACCTCTTCTGCGGTTAAATTCTCATTCCCGCGATTGGCGTTGTAGAAAGCAACGACCGATGCTTCCTGATTGGGATCAATACCAAGGCTGCGCAGATACGCGCCACGGTCAAAACCGCCGCCGTCTTGGTTCGCAAAGGTAGCGTCCGTCCCTGTAGGAAGCCCGCCCGTCATATCAGGACGGTTGACTTGCCCCGGTGCGAAGCGGCCTATCTGGTTTTTACGGTCGTAATCGGTGAAAACGTCGAGATACGGCTTCCCGTCATGGTCCCCAACGACTTCGAACGGATCGAACGAATTGCGCCTTGCGAGTTCTGAATAATAATCCCGGCGCGAACGATAGAGACGGTTACGTTCTGCTACCGAAGAAGCAATCTGCGCTCTAATAGCCTTACGGGCTTCAGGAGTATATGCGCCCGCACCGTCCATGCCGAACTGCTTTTTCGCGTTCTCAACAGCCGACTGAAACCACGGCTGCGAATTAGTCACCATGCCTTGTTCAGATTCCCGAACCACAGAATCCGGGTCCATAGCTTTTGCGAAAGCATAAGTAAGCGCAAGGTCGGACTGCGGCCCGTCGCCTGTTCTTAGCGCCTGCGAAAGCTGCTGGACAGCCACACGGTAGCTTTTGACAGCAGGCTCATTGTTGTAGCGCGTGCCTAGCGCGTCCTTCTGGCTAAATGCCGTTTTGTCAATTTCGCGGCGCTCACTGCTCGCTCCGCGAGCATTCGACTCAATGGCAAGATCAGTGCTGATTTCGTCCCGCGCGTCCTTTGCATCGGCGCGCGTGTCAGGCACCGTCAAGACAGGTTTGGGCTGTCCCGCGTTCAGTTTTGCAAGAAGATTAGGATCGGTGATTTCGGGCATTATTTGCCCTCCGGGTTGTCATACCATTTGCCGTCAATGAGATACGCGGTGACGCCACTAACGGTCTTTTTCTGTGTGTATTTCGGGCCTCCGAGGCGCTTCATGCCGTTACGGACATAATCGCGGGTCTCTTTCGGAAGACGAGAAAGCCAACCAGAACCACCCGCCAAAGCCTCGTCCAGTCGCCCCGGCCCGCCATTATATGCGGCAAGCGCCTTTGCGGGGTCATTCCCGTAACGCTTTAACATCGCCGCCAGATAATCCTTGCCAACCCGCGCGCGCTCAGCTTCGCTGTTGTCCCTTGCTGGCGTCACGCCAAAGCCGGGGTCAACATTAGTTCCCGGCATTACTTGCATGGGGCCGCGCGCACCACGCGGACTTACTTTCGGGTTGTCCAGCGTTCCCCCACCCTCAAGGCCGAGAACGATATTCACCAGCTTCCCGAAAGACCCGCTAGATAATGGACCACCTCCCTCCGTAACCGAAGACGGCGCGACAGCAGCAGGGCCTCCAACAAGATCTTCGGCGTTGTAAACACGGCCACCCGCATTGACCGGAACCAGCTTGGTGTCTTCAACCGCAAGCCATTTGTCCGCAGATTCCTTGCCAAATGTCGTAACCCGCCAATCATATTCGCGCTGCTTAGGCGTTTGCTTTTCAGCAGGATTGAAGGCTTTATAGGCGTCTGTGAACTTTTCCGTTCCCATTGCCAGCGCTACGTTCATTTCCATTAACGCCAGCGCTTCTTTTTGGGTTGCCGGGTCTTTCAGCATCGCCAGCAATTCGCGGTCGTCTTCTACGTCCAAACCAGCCCGTTCATCGGCTGCGATGCGGTCGCTTAGTTTCTTTGACGCGAGATCAATCCTACCCGCTCTGGCGAAGTTATAGGTCTCGACTGCCTGCTGCAGATCAGCGTCTTTCTGCGTCCCCTTCGCAGCGTCATAGGCCTTTTTCAGGCCTTCATGCCTATCGGGAAAGCGTGCCATCAACGAAATCAGCTTTTGCGGATCAGAGCCAGACGCCACATAGTCTTGCATTGCTGCCTGATAATTTGTCTGGTCCGCAATTTCGCGCTGCTGTTCAGCCTGCTTCATGCGCAAGGCTTGCATCTGCATTCCCTGCTGTTCGCGCGCCATCTGCATTTGCTGCTGCTGCAACAACTGTGAGGCGTAGTCTGGAACAGTCGCCATGCCAGAGCGTAGAATGCTTCCTTGGTCGATTGGCTGAACCATTAGAACAGCTTTCCAAGGATGCTGCCAGCGCCCCCACTACCGGGCATAGCGAACGAAGAAACGATGTTATCAAGGAAACTGCCAGCGTTATTCCACATTTGGCTGTTAATGCCGCCGCGCGTCAGGATGCCACCGGAATTGATCTGGCCTATATTGCTATAGCGCTGCGCTTTGTTCGCCGCCGCATTGGCACCGAATGCCGAAACGCTGTCAGTCGAACCTAACCCGATGCCCGCTGTCTGACCAAGCTGCGCTAGCTGCTGCTGCAATGCGGTGTTGAAAGCATCGGCCCTAAAGTCTGCCAAGCCCCTTTGTGTGTTGCCGCCGCGAATGCCGCCTGTTGCCGATGCATTCTGCAAAACAGCTTCTTCACCGTTTCGAATAAGCGCTTCAAGCAACGGGCTTTGCTGCACTTGGCCTAAACGAGATTGTAAAGCCTCATCGCCATTCAATCCGGCGAAGTCGCCTAGGGCAGAAACCGAAGGCGCTAGAAGGGAAAGGGCTGGTGCGTAATCAGAACGCGTCAAGTCGAACTGACGCGCGATTTCATTCATCGCCTGCGTCTCTGCGGTTACACCAGCAGCCTGTGCTTTACGGGAGGCCTTCTTACTAGAACCAGCCCCCAATAAACCACCGATGAAAGAAAAGAGTCCCATTCGCGCGCGTTCCTTTGCGCGGTTCTAGCAATGCCTATTCTATGTTTCTTGGTTGCGTCTTACGTGACGCGGACTTTTAGGGCCGAACCAGTCCTATACATTCCACCGACAGGCACACCGCCTGCTGCGGCGGCAGTATCATCGGCATAGTCCGCAATGCCGGATATTTTAGGCGCGGCAAGCGTCTTGTTCTCCAATGTCTCCGCATTCTGTCTTGTCGCCAGCGTTCCCGACAACGGCAGAAGAACAGAACTATCTCCCGAAACGGTCAAAAACACTTTGAAGCCGCCGTTTATGATCGGGATAGTATCGGAAACCCGCAACTGTAGCTTCGAGCCAGTATCGGCCCCGGTTAGCCCCTGCCCTAATTCCAAAACCCTCTCATTGGAGAATGCATCATTAGAAGACAGGACTATCACGGTCGCTTCATTAATCGCCTTTGTCTCTGACGCTGTTGTCTGAAGGCCTTCGCTGTTTGCATCTACCGCCGCTGCTTGGTCTTCGAACGCCCTCAATAGGCGGCTATTCTTGCCAAAGAACAGCTCTAAATCAGCCCGCTTGATTCTGCCCCTGATATTCATGCGAGAGGCTCAACATCGGCTTCGATCTTGGCAAAACCCGGCTGCCCATAGCCACGGAACCGAATGCCCATATAGTTACCGCACCGGATGCACGGACGCCACGCAAGACGTTTTGTCGCGTCCCCCACTTTCCCTTGAACCATGAACTCCCGGCTCCATGAGGTGCCATCGCGCGTCAGGGACAGGAAGCAAGCGTAGTCTTGCCCCCATGCTCCCCGCCCCGTCAGCGCGACCAACTCAATTCCTTTGAGGATAAACCCCCTACCCTCATTGTGCAGAAATTGAGTATCAAAACTATATTCTACCCGTTCCCCGAAATGGTCCATATTGTCGAAAACAAGCGTGCCTATTGCCGCGCTGTCAGTATCGCCGACCCACCACTTCCCGTCTTTCTCGACGGCGTGGCGAAGGCGATAGGGGCCGTTCGAAGAAGCAACGCACCACAGCTTGTCTTTTGCCCGCTGTGACGCGTCAAAAAAGAAAACCCATGTTTCATCTGGCAGATGGACAAACAACCTTTGCTCATCCCCATAGGCCCTGCTTTCGCACTCTATGACGGACGGGTCAGAAACCTTGGCAAGCGCCGAATCCAGCGCCGCGTTGCTAATCTTTGAGGCCGTGCCGCTGCCAAGCATATAGACGCCTAACGCCTCATTCTTTGCAGAGCCGACAAAGGCAACCGTGCTGGAAAAATAGCACTTCGCGCTTGACGATACACAACCATAAGGCACCACAGCACCTAGGACCGGAGCGAACGGAAAACCATTACCTCCTACATTTTGGAATGGCTGGACCGTGTAGCGACCAAAGGCGAGAACCTCCCCGCCGATTTCCATCAACCCTGTTACCATGTCCGGGTCTTCTTCTGCGGAGCCGTATTTCAAAGGTTCAATAGAGGAAGGGTCGGATAATTCTGTAACGACAATCGACGTTCCATCGGTCGTCATGTAGTAACCGTCAACCCAAAGGAGATCGCGGACAGGGCCTAAATCGGGGTCGGTTACTTGTGAAAGCCCGCTGGTGGTGACGTAGAACAGATTAGTTCCCGAACGCACTGCAACGCGGTCAAAGCCTATATCTAAAGAGACAGGACCAGAGCCACCGACATCGCCAATTTCGACAACGCCCGAAGCGGTTACTTCAACCAGTTTCGTCCCTGATACCCGATAATGGCGACCGTCCCGCACGATAGCGCCACGATCAGCGCCAGAGCCTGCAAATACTTGCGTTGCCCCCGCCATGCCGCGAAACTGGCCCGCTGATATGCCGTTGGGTCGAACGATAGGCTCAAGATTGACAGGCGGGCTTTCGATAAACTCTGCCTGCGCAGTGCCAACCATGCCGCCTAGAAGGGGGATAGAGGTCATGTCGTTCTCGACAGCTTCACTTTGACTTCGCTAGCGCCTACCGCAGTCGTGTCGGTGTGAACCGCGTTTCTGGTTATTGCGATGCCAAGGCCCAATGCGAAACGTGCGCAGACGAATACGCCCATGTTGAGATTTACCATTCCCGGAACGCCACCAGCAGCGGGAGGAATGGGGATAATCATTTCTGGCACGTCAGTCCCCACTGTGGGAGCCGTTGCCTTGTTGTATAGCTTCACATAGGCGTAGGAGGCACCTTCATTGGTTGCGTAAAAGAATTGCACGCTGCTAGTGCCGGTTAGGATCAATGCGCCGTTGGTTGTTGCTGCCGAGTTTACAAAGTAAGGCGTTGCCGGTGCGGGTGGTGTGACTGTCGCCGTGACCGTTCCTGATACCGGCTGCGTTGCCGAAACTTGAGCCGCAGGGATTGGCTCAGTCGCATACGTCCCTTGCACAAACCGCCATGATTGGGTGCCGGATGTGCGGGCGGTCGCACGAACACGGATACGCTTTAATGCGTTAACCGACATTTCCCAAAAATATACAGGCTGTGCCGATAATGCACCGGTCGCCGTTTCCACAGTGTTTGCATTTGACCGGATAGCCTGAATGCCAGCCCAATTAGTATCACCAGTTAATTCAAGACTGCCTTCAAACGTGCAATTCACACCAGCGAATGTGCCGGTGCAAAATGCCATGACGTTCGATGCGCGGCTTACATCGCCCTCCACCGTGCCACCTGCAACAGGCGTTCCGATTGTCGCCTGAACCGCTGTGATATTGCCCGTTATATCAGGATAGCTAGCGGGCTTTGTCGAGACCTTTAGACGCCCCTCTTCATCCATGTTGAACGTGTTCAAGTCACCATCAGCAACCAGTGTTGAGTCACTGTCGCGGCGCTTGCCCAACATTACCTGACCGGGCGAACCATCGACAAATGCCGCGTTGTGAAGCTTTATCGTTCCCGCAAGCGTTGTCAGCAAGGCTTCAAGCTGGACCAGCTTTGCTTCTGTTGCCGCACCTGTGGGTAGTGCTGAACTGCCAATCGTTATTGGCCCGTCTTGTAGCAAGTTGCTAAGAGTGCCTATAATTTCAGTCTGCTTCTCTTCGGTCGCCGCGCCGGTCGGCAATGGAAGAGAGGCCGCACTGACAGGCACCGTCGCCTGATCGGAGGCCAAAACCACCGGGACGGAACCAGCGGCATTCTTTTGCCCTTTGGTCGGTATCTTGGCGTCAATCGCCGCAAGTGTAGTGTCTTTCGCAATGTCAGCGAAAGGTTCGGTCAATGCCATTACACCACCCCGTCAAAAACAAAGAATTGAGATAAATCACCGTCAACGGTCTTCCACCATTGCCACGGTTCACCCGGCTCCATAGCCGGTTGCGTAGGCTGGATATAAAGCACTACAGGAGCAACCGAAGACGGCGTGGCCTCCAATGTCTCGACACGAGAATTTATGCGTCCTACAGCCCGCGCAAGAGCGGTTAGCCTATCATTATGAACCGGCGCACGTTTGGAAAGCGGGTCAACCATCAAGCCCCCGTTATTGCTGCCAAGTCGCCGGGGTCAGCATCAGTCGCGATTGATTCCTCATCAAAGGCAGGCGGGAAATATGTGCCGTAACGTCCCTTCGCGCCAGCGCCACGAACAGTCAGATTGGCATAATCGACAGTCGGGATAACCGTATATTTCGCCCGCAAGCGTGCAATCGTGTTGTTTGCGTCAGCATCAAATACCAGCGTTTTGCCAATCATCCGGGCTAGTCTTTTGGCCAGCAGCAATGCAACCGCGTGCACGTCAGCGTCAGCCAAGCCCGATGCTTCAGCAGGGGACCCGTCCTCTTCTAGCGGATGATTGTAACCCATCGTATCAAACGGCGGTTCTGCCATTAGGATATTGAGCCGGCGCAATGCCTTGTAGATTTCCTCCGGGGTCAAGTCGAACTCGAAGCCGGATAGCGTCAATTCCTCGAAGGCCAGTTCGATAATGGCCTTCTTTGTCCGACCGCCATAAGCAATAGGCGCAAATGTGCTCATATCGTTCCCTTCACCAAAGCCCTGCGGACAGGGTTTAGGTGAAGGCGGGAGCCGAAACCCCCGCCGCCATTTACGCTTGGCCGAACATCTGGCAGCCAGCCATTTCAGGATTAAGCAGCGCCGTGCCGAAATCGATGTCCCAACGCGCTTTGACGCTAAGATCATTGATTGCACCCTGACGGGTGTAGGTGATCCCGATACCCAAATCAGTCGTCGCGCGCATAACGTCCCAGCCA